GCTACAGCTACTGCTGAAGCTCTAGGTGATTCTGCTAACAACGCTTTTGCACAAATGGCATTCTCAATTGAGAAATCAACTGTGACTGCTAAGTCAAGAGCTCTTAAAGCGGAATACACTATGGAACTAGCACAAGACTTGAAAGCTATCCACGGTTTAGACGCTGAAACTGAATTGGCTAACATCCTATCTGCTGAAATCCTTGCGGAAATCAATAGAGAAGTTGTAAGAACAATTTACATCAACGCTGAAATCGGTGCATCTAACAACGCTTCAACTCACATTGGCGCTGTTGCTGCTATCAACACAACTACTGCTGGTATCTTTGATTTAGATACAGACTCAAACGGCAGATGGTCAGTTGAGAGATTTAAAGGTCTTATGTTCCAAGTTGAGAGAGAAGCTAACGTTATCGCTCAAAGAACAAGACGAGGAAAAGGTAACATCATAATTTGTTCATCAGACGTTGCGTCTGCTTTACAAATGGCTGGTGTACTTGACTATACTCCTGCTCTTAACAACAACCTAAACGTTGATGACACAGGCAATACATTTGCTGGTGTTCTTAACGGTAGATTCAAAGTTTACATTGATCCATATTCAGCAAACAATTCTGCTAGTCAGTATTTTGTTGTAGGATACAAAGGTAACTCACCATATGACGCTGGTATATTCTACTGCCCATATGTACCTCTACAAATGGTTAGAGCAGTTGGCCAAGACAATTTCCAACCAAAAATCGGCTTTAAAACTAGATACGGCTTACAAGCAAATCCTTTTGCTGAAGCAGGCGTAACTGATAATGCTGTAATTAACGGTGCTGGAAATGCTAACGCTAACAGATACTACAGACGAGTTAAAGTTTCTAACTTAATGTAATATCGTTCTTTCAGAACAAAATTAAAAGGGCGGCCCTCAAAAGTCGCCCTTTTTTATTGGACCTTATAAATAATAATATGGTTGAGATAATTTATCTTGTACCTTTGTTATTTGATTTTTATACAAAAGAATTTAAAGTATTTCCAGATATAGAGATTAAAGAGTATAACTCACAACAAGAGTGTATAATAGAAATGAACAAACAAAACAAAAAGTATGAAATTCAGTTTTCTGCTATAAGAGTGGTGTGTACAACAAAATGAAAAAAATTTTAATTCAATATCTTTACGTGTTTCTTTTGGTGTTAATAATGTTAAGTATTTTCACTTGGGCTAATTCTTGTGAAACAGATAAACCAGAACAAGTTTTATGTGAACAAGATCAGGTAACTACCGAAGAAAACCCTTGTATTGAAAAACTAGAAGAAAAAGCTAATATCAATAGTGTTGTAGAGGGTATTATCAAGTTAGGTGAGTCAGGAGCGCTTCCTAAATAATGTATAAATAGTATTATGACAACTACAAATACATATGCTAGACAACCTACTAGCCAAGATTATGCTAGTCCTACACAATTTAAGTTTAGTATATTAAAACTTCCTAAAGTAGAATATTTTTGTACAGCAGTCAATATACCAGGTATAACATTAATTGGTAATCCTGTACAAGCAACAAATTTTAAAGACATACCCCTACCAGGTGATAAATTACAATATGAAACTTTACAAATGACTTTTTTGGTAGATGAAAATTTAGAGAACTTCCAAGAAATACACGGTTGGTTAGTCGGCCTAGGTTTTCCTAGAGACCATTCAGAATTTAGAAACTTACTATCTTCAGGTAGTGATAGATTTCCAGCAAAAAATGAATCTATTAGCACAGAAATAGGTAAGGTAAAATATGGTACAGCAAATACAGGCGGTACATATTCAGACGCTACACTTACAATTTTAACAAGTAAAAATAACCCTCAATTAGAAGTAAGATTTAGAGATGTGTTTCCTACTTCTTTGACAGGATTAAGTTATAGTCAACAGGCCACAGATGTAGATTATCTAACGGCTACTGTTACTTTTAATTATACAATATATGATTTTGCTACTGTTGGTTCGTCAACATCTAGCGTTACAACCTCGTAGAAGCTTGATTTTTTAAAGCTTTTGTGATATTATGGAGATATTATGGATTTAGAACAATTACAAGAATCAGTTGATAAAGATTTGAAAATTAATGATACAGAATTAGATTTAGAGTCTTTAAAAACACCCCAATTACACAACAAATATATGAAACACTTAACAAAGTTTAAGTTAATGTTAAGTCGTGCTGAAACTGAATATAATGCTTTAAAAAGAGATAAGTGGGAATATTATACTGGTAAATCAGATGCATCTGTATATGCTGAGAAACCTTTTGATTTAAAAATATTAAGAACTGATATTGACAAATATTTAGAAGCTGATGAAGAACTACAAAGAGCTAAACAAAAAGTAGATTATCTTTCTACTACAGTAGATTTTTTAGATAGAACAATAAGACTAATTGCTAATAGAGGTTTTACTATTAAGAACGCCATAGACTGGAGAAAGTTTACTAGTGGCGCTATCTAAAGATGACAACCACAAGATATTTAATCATAGATAAACCAGACGAGGTCTATTTAAAGATAGAGGCTGACGCTGATATTAGACGAGAACTTGGTGAATACTTTACGTTTGAAGTGCCAGGTTATAAGTTTATGCCTCAATATCGTAATAGAGTTTGGGACGGAAAAATAAGATTATTCAATTACGCCAGTGGAAAAATATACGCTGGTTTGTATCCCTATATTGTTAATTGGTGTAAAGACAATCAAGTACAAGTTGTTGATGGTACTAAGATCAAAGATACAAATATAGATGATAATAAAATAGATCAATTCATAAAAGCTTTAAAAATTCCATTAGATATTAGAGATTATCAGAAAGAGGCCTTTGTTCATTCTATTAAAAAGAATAGATGTTTACTAGTATCTCCCACAGCTTCTGGTAAATCACTTATCATATACTTAATGTTAATCTTCAATTTACTAAGATTAAAAGAAAGTAAACAAAACAAAATTTTAATTATTGTACCTACTACATCATTAGTCGAACAGTTGTTTAAAGACTTTAAAGACTATGGATATAATAGTGAAAGAAATGTACATAGAATTTATCAAGGCCACGAAAAAGATACAAATAAAAGAGTTGTAATAACTACTTGGCAATCAGTATATAATCTACCTAAAAAATGGTTTTCTGATTTTGGTATGGTAGTAGGTGATGAAGCTCATTTATTTAAGGCGGTTTCTTTGACTAAAATAATGTCTAAATTGACTAGATGTAAGTATAGAGTAGGCCTTACAGGTACTTTAGATGGTACTAAAACACATAAGTTAGTATTAGAAGGCCTTTTTGGTACTGTGAATAAAGTTGTATCTACAAGTGAATTACAAGAGAATAAACAGTTAGCTGATTTAAAAATATTCTGTTTAATATTACAACACGATCAAACGGCCAGACACTTTCTAAAAGATAAGACTTATCAGGAAGAAATGGACTACTTAGTTTCAAACGAGAAAAGGAATAAATATATAAGGAATCTTTGTTTGTCTTTACAAGGCAATTCTTTATGTTTATTTCAATATGTCGAAAAACACGGTGAATTGTTAAAGAAACTAATAGAAGATAAGGCACAGGATAAAAAAGTGTTTTATGTTCACGGAGGAGTTGAGGCAGATGAAAGAGAAAAAATACGTTTCATTACCGAAAAATCGGATAACGCTATCATTATTGCTAGTTACGGCACTTTTTCTACTGGTGTTAATATTAGGAATTTACATAACATTATTTTTGCTAGCCCTTCAAAGTCTAGGATTAGGAATCTTCAAAGTATTGGCCGTGGTCTTCGGTTAAAAGATAATGACTCATCAGCTACTTTATATGATATTGCTGATGATATTTCTTATAATGGTAAAGAAAATTATACTTTAGCTCATTTTAGAGAAAGGATAAATATTTACAATGGAGAAGATTTTAATTATGAAATTCATAACGTGGAACTAAAGTAATATGAATCAAACAAAAACAATTTCAATTACAGGCGTAAAGGTTATTAAACTAGACAATGGTGACGATATAGTTTGTGCTATGCCAAAAGATCAATTACCAGAAAAATCTGGTTTGATTCGTTTAGTAAAACCATTACAGATTAAGTATGTTCCACAACTTACACCTCAAGGAATAAAAGATTATGTTGCTCTAATTAAATGGGCGGCCTATACGAGTGATGAAGTTATAACTATCCCAATAAGAAAGATATTAACTATTACCAATGCCACAAATGAAATGAGTAAGAGTTTTCAACATATGGCAAAAGACTATCAATCACTAGAGGCTCCTAGAAAAGATGATGAATATAAAAGACAGATGTTTAGTGACGAAGATAACGAGAGAATTAATGAGATATTTGATGAGTTTTCTGACAGTATGGATAAAAAGACAATCCATTAACCTGGAGTATCCATTTATCATCCCGCTACACGCTCCATTATACACACAAAGTTTTAAAAGTCAATGCTAATATGAAAAGAATATAATAAAAAAAACTGAATTTTTTTAAACAAAAATATACGATTAACATTGACATTTTAAACAAAATATAGTATATTATATATTATGACAAGAACAAAAAAGAAAAGCGAACATTACGTTAATAACGCCGATTTTCTAGCAGCTATGAAAGACTATAGAAAAATAGTTACTCAAGCTAAAAAAGAAAACAAACCAAAACCTCCAGTTACAGATTATATAGGAAGTTGTTTCCTTAAAATAGCAAATCACTTATCTTATAGACCTAATTTTATTAACTATACTTTTAGGGACGATATGATTAGTGATGGTATTGAAAACTGTTTACAATATTTGGACAATTTCAATCCATCAAAGTCAAACAATCCATTTGCTTATTTTACACAGATAATTTATTACGCCTTTGTTAGAAGAATACAAAAAGAAAAGAAACAAACAACCATTAAACACAAACTAATAATGGATAATAATTTAGATGATATGACACTACAACCTGGAGAAGATAGAGATTTTAGAAACCAATTTAGAGAATTTTTACAAAAGAATACAAGAATTGAGGAACCTGTAAAAAAAGAAAAGAAGACAAGAAAAAGAAAACAAACGGTTACTAAATTTTTCGGCTAGATTATGAAAATTGCTTTACTAAACGATACCCATTTTGGGTGTAGGAATGATTCACCAGCATTTATTAATTACCATAATAAATTCTATGATGATATATTTTTTCCATATCTTATACAAAATAATATCAAAACACTTGTACACCTAGGCGATGTCGTTGATAGAAGAAAGTTTATTAATCATAATACAGCTCACAACTTTAGAATTAAGTTTTGGGATAGATTAGATGATTTAAAAATTGACACACATATTATAATTGGTAACCACGATACTTATTATAAGAATACAAATGAGGTCAATGCTTTAGAAAATCTAAACATATCAGATAATGCTACAATCTACACAAAGCCACGTGAGGTAGAATTTGATGGTGTTAAAATACAATTTCTTCCTTGGATATGTGACGACAATTACGAAGAATCAATACACGCTATAGATCATTCAAATGCCGATATATGTTTTGGCCATTTAGAAATAAAAGGTTTTGAAATGCACGGCGGACATATGAATGAACACGGACTTGAAAGAGAACAGTTTAGAAGATTTGAAAAGGTATTATCTGGTCACTTTCATAAAAAATCAGATGATGGTCACATCTTTTATCTAGGAACACAATATCAAATTATGTGGTCTGATTATAATTGTCCAAAAGGATTTCATATATTTGATACAGACACAAGAGAACTAGAAAGAATTGAAAATCCTCATATCATATTTAAGAAGTTTATATATGATGATAAGAAATATAGTTATTCAAATCACAACATACAAGGCTATGATAACTGTTTTGTTAAATTGTTTGTATCACAAAAGACAAATGAAGAAATGTATAATAAACTTGTTGAAAGATTTTATAATGAAATCAATGTACACGAGTTGGTGATTGTTGAAGACCCTACGGATATAAGATCAACAGTTAGAGGTGACATATTAGAACAAGGTGAAGATACACTAACATTTTTAGGAAACTACATAGATCAAGTTGATAGTGAACTAGATAAGAAAAAACTAAAAGAGTTTGCTAAAGAACTTTATGTGGAGGCTAGTGAATGAGTAAAATAACAAATGTAAAATCTACTCATATGAATTGGGGTCCTTATGTTATGAAAACAACTGTACCTGATTATATCATAAAGAAATTAAAAGTCGAAGGTAAGAAAGCAAAAGAAAGTTACAATCACGCTTTGGCTGGCCACTTAGATAATCAATTTTTATATCCAAAAAATGTACAAGAGTGGTTTTATAATGAGATACACCCTATCATACAAGCATATAGAGTTGGTCATTGTAAGTTTCACGGTATAGAAGAATTAAATGTAGATTTAGGAGCAGATGATTTATGGGTAAATTATATGGAAGCTGGCGACTTTAATCCTATACACACACACGGAGCAGATTATTCATTT